CGACGTTGCGCAGTTCCTGTCCGTTAACCAGATGCAGATCGGCCCAAGTGGTCCGGTGCTGGTCAACGCGCTCGGCTCGCTCGACGTGGACATCATCATAGACGAGGGACCGGACACGGTGAACATGCAGGCGGACGCCTACGACACGCTGTCCGTCATGGCGACGAAGGGCCAGAACGTTCCGCCTGAGCTTCTGATCGAGCTTTCGCCGCTCCAGGGCTCGGTGAAGAAGAAGGCCGTCGAGATCATCGAGAAATCACGTCAGCAGGCCATGCAGGCGCAGCAGCCGGCCCAGCAGATCGAAATGATGGGCGCAAAAGCCAAGATCGATGATTTGCAGGCCGCGGCGACACTCAAGCATGCGCAGGCCCGCAAGGCTATGGCCGATAGCCAGCCGACACAGGACAATTCGGCATCCAAGGACAATCTGGATTGGAACAAGGCGCTCTTGTCGTCCCTGACATCGGTCGAGGTCGCCAAGATCAGCGCCGGCACGGATATGGACAGCCAGGCGCTGGCTCAGGATTTCGAAGCCGCCTTGCACCTGTCCACGCAAGCTCATGAGCGGGATATGGCCGCTTTCAACGCGCGACAGCGTCAGGCTGAGAGCGCAACGAAGGCAGCACAACCCGCTTAACTCGCCGCCGGAGATTCGGGCGCACGTGAGACGCGACGTTACAGCGTCAGGAGCCGCCATCCTCAAAGGGCGTCTGCCGCCGCCGGGCTGAACCGGGCGAACGTGACCCATCCTACGAATTGGAGAGACTTTAATGACCGGTACGGAACTGGACGAGATTCTTGCGGAGCCAGCAACCCCTGAGAACCAGGAACAGACGACGCAGGAAACCACAACGGACGCAAATCAGGAGGCAGGGCAAGCCCGCGACGAAAACGGCCGATTTGCCGCCAAGGCAGAGGCGACCGGGGAAACCGTAGGCCAGGAGACCGACGAGGAACACGGCGCCGAAGATGGCAAGGTGCCTCAGCAGGCCCTCCACGCATCCCGCCAGAAGGCAAGGGAAGCCGCGCAGGAAGCCGAAACGCTCAAGCAGCAGATCGCTGAGCTACGCGGTCAAGTGCAGATGCTTTCCAGTCGTCCGCAACAGCCTCAGACGCCGAAGGAAGAAGCCAAGGCTCCCGATATTTGGGAAGACCCGACCGCTTTTGTCCAAGGCGCGCTGACCCCCGTCCAGCAGCAAATGCAGCAGCAGCGCGAGCAGTTTTCCAAGATGCTTGCGGTACAGGCCCACGGCAAGGAAACCGTGGACGCGGCCTATCAGGCGCTTGGCGCTCAGTTGCAGTCGGGCAATCCGGCGGCGCAGGCTGAGTACCAGACCATCATGAAGAGCGAGCATCCGTTCGATGCCCTCGTCGGATGGCACAAGCGTCAACAGACCTTGCAGATGGTCGGCAACGACCCGAATGCATGGCTTGAGGCCGAACTCGAAAAGCGTCTCGCCGATCCCGCCCAGCAGGCGAAGATTATCGAGCGTTTGAAAGCTGTCGCTGCCGCGAATACCGACCGGTCGAACCCCGTCACGAACCTGCCGCCATCTCTGAGCCGTCTGCCTGCCGGTGGAAACACCGCACAGGACAACGACACCAGCGATGCGGCGCTGTTCAGCTTCGCAACGCGGTAACCGCCCCGAGCCGAGAGCCCCGGCGCGCCGCCTTTCATAAGGAACCAGACCATGGCTACCACCACGGTTCAGGACAACAACAAGCTTGTCCGCTATACCAAGGAAATCAATCGCGAGTTTGTCCGGGAGAACCTGTTTTCTCCCTACATGTCGGCCGACCTCAACGCGATCATCCGTATCCGCCAGGAACTGAAGGCCGGCGGCGAGCAGATGAATATCCCGCTCGTCACCAAGCTTCGCGGCAGTGGCACCGGCTCGGGAACTCTCGTCGGGAACGAGGAGAAGATCGACAACTACGGCATGCGCCTGTGGGTCGATTGGGCTCGCCACGCCGTCACCACCAAGAAGTCCGATCGGCAGAAGGATTCGGCCGATATCTTCTCCGAAGCCAAACCGCTGCTTTCGGACTGGGGCAAGGAGCGCCAGCGCGACGATCTGATCGAAGCGTTCATGGCGCTTCCGAGTGAATTGGCCCCGGCCAATCTCGGCTCGGATGCCGGCGATACGGTCAACGGTATTCGCTACGAGGCCGCCTCGGCTGCGCAGTTGAATGCGTGGACCGCCGCGAACTCGGATCGTGTCCTGTTCGGCTCCACGGTGAGCAACTACAGCGCCACGCATGCGACGGCCCTTGCCAACATTGACACCACCGAGAAGATGTCGGGCGCCGTCCTGTCGCTCTCCAAGCGCCGGGCCATGAACGCCAACCCGGCGATCAAGCCCTACAAGGTGAAGACCGGCTACGAGTATTTCGTGACGTTCATGGGCACCAACACGTTCCGCGATTTCAAGTTGGACGCTGACGTGAAGGCCGCCAACAAGGACGCTCGGGCGCGCGACGTGTCGACCAACCCGATCTTCCAGGACGGCGACCTCATCTATGATGGCGTCATCGTCAGACAGGTGCCGGAAATCTCGAACTACGTCACGGATGTGTGGACCAGCCTGACGACTGCCGGCGGTTCCTCGGGCCGTATCGAGCCGTACTTCTTCTGCGGCCAGCAGGCGGCTGTGCTTGCGTGGGGCCAGATGGCGAAGCCGACTTTCCGCAAGGAAGACGATTACGGCTTCATCGCTGGCGTCGGCACGGAAATGTGCTTCGCGACCGGGAAGATGTTCAAGAAGCATCCCATGGACGGCTCGAGCCTCAAGCAGTGGGGCATGCTTTCTGGCTTCATCGCCGCCCCGCTCGACGCCTGATCCTCATAGGGCGGCCTTCGGGCCGCTCTCCTCCCTCAAATCGTGAAAGGACAAGGCCATGGGCCTCAATCGCACAACTCCGGCTCGTGACGCCGGCTACCAGAACATCCAGTATCTGCGCAAGGACATCACCTTCGCGGATACCGGGGTGATCACCATCGGCACGCTGCCGGCCGGCTCCGTCATCGTCAAGCCGATCTCCGGTCTTGCCGTGCATGTCGCGTTCAACAACGGGACGACCAACACCCTGAACATCGGGACCACGGCGAACGACGATCTTTACGGAACCGTCCTTGCGACGGGTGCGATCGCCTTCGTGCCGATCGATGAAGCCGTTTCCGGCAAGGTCGATGTCGATACCGTCATCACGGCGACACAGGCCGTAAGCGGCACGGCTGCGACTGCCGGTTCCGGCTCTGTCGTCATCGCATTCATCCCCGCGAACTGATGACCTTCGTCAAATGGCTCGGCGGCGACGGCGAGCCAGATACCACGGTCTGGAACGGCGTCACCTTCAAAAGAGGCGTGCCGGTCCAGGTCGCGGATGCATGGATGGTCGAGAAGGCACGCGGCAACCGCTTCTTTGAGGTCATCGAGGGCGAAGACCGCATGGCAAAGGCACGCGCCGCAAGAGCCGAGAAGCGCCGGCACAGGATGTAGGCCATGAAATCCCGCGAACAGCTTGTCACCCGCGCTCTTCAAAAGCTGAAGGTATTGGCAGCCGGGCAGACGCCATCGGCTGAGGACGCAAAGGCGGTTGACGATGAGATCGTGCCTGTCCTGAGCGATCTTTCCAAGCGCGATATCTATCCGTTCGGGGATCCAGACAAGATCGAAGACGACGCATTCGTCCATCTGGCGGCGATCCTCGCCAATTCGGTTGCGGGTGACTTCGGACGTGATGCTGACGAGAATGTCCGGTTGATGGCTGAGGCGCGCCTGCGCGAACTCTATGCCGAGACGCTTTCCGGTCAGCCGCTCCAGGTCGATTACTTCTGATGCCTCAGATCGCATTTCCTACTTCCACGGCTCCGTCGATCAACATCACGGAGAACGGTGGCCGGCTGATCAACTGCTACGCAGAGAAGGCGCCTGTCGGATCGCGCAATCCTGTCCTTTACCGGCGCGCGCCGGGGCTTGATGCCGCCTTCACGGCCGGCGCCTCGTCGCCGCGCGCCGCGCTCCTTGTTGGGACCGTCCTCTACATCATCAACGGCGACACCTGCTATTCGGTCACCAAGAGCGGAGACGATTACACGGTAACCGCTCTGGGCGGGACGGTGGGCGGCGACGGGCGCGTTTTCATGGCGCACAACATGAAGACGCCGACCCATGATGTCCTGATCCTGACCTCGGCCGGGATGCATACGATTTCCGGTAGTTCGGTCAGTCCCTTCTCGGATGGCGATCTGCCTGCATCCAATTCGCTGTCCTACATGGACGGCTATTTCTTCACGACGACCACGATCGGTCAAAGCTGGGCGTCCGACCTGAACGATACCAATTTCAAGGACAATTCCTTCGTCACCGCAGAGGCGCAGCCGGACGGCCTTTTGAGAGCCATTCCCTTCCGGCGCGATCTGCTTCTCATGGGAACCGACACGACCGAATTCTGGTCGAACGCCGGCAATGCGACCGGATATCCGTTTTCTCGTGGCCCTGTCATCACCTATGGCCTTTGGGGAATTCACGCCATCTCCGGCTACGAACCGGGCTTTCCCGGTCCGCTGGTCTGGATCGCGAATGACGGCGTGATCTACCAGTTGAACGGCTATGCGCCTCAGCGTGTCTCGACGCCTCATATCGAACGCATGATCGAACTTATCGCCGACAGGACGGAACTGAGGGCCAGCGTCTACATCACGGCCGGTCATTCGTTCTGGGTGCTGAAATCCGATAGCTGGACGCTTCTCTACGATCTTTCGACCGGAGAATGGCACGAAAGGGCGACCAAGGGGCAGAAGAACTGGCGGGCGGAATTCTGCGTCAACGCTTTCAACGAATGGCTGGCGCTCGATGAGACGAGCGGGGCTGTGTATCGCATAAACGACCGTTCAAAGCGCGAAGCTGGCGGCGCGCTTGTCATGGAGCTTTGGTCGAGCCAGCAGCATAATTTCCCGGCCCGAACAGTCATCAGCCGGGCCTCTTTCGACTTCGCCACCGGGATAGGTATCGACCGCGGCATTTCACCGATCGAAACCAACCCGAGAGTGTCCATTTCGTGGTCTGACAACGGAGGCTGGACGTTCGGCAATGCGCTCCTCCGCGATCTGGGCACGCAAGGCGAACTGAAGTCGATCGATATCTGGCGCACGGGCATGACAAGCCGGTTGGGCCGTAATGGAAAATCCAGATCAGCGACCCGGTTGAAGTGTCCTTCATCGGCGGATCGATGTTCGGCGAGGCGGGCGCGCCGTGACCACCGACAACCCAACTCCGCTACTAGATGCTAATTTCAGGTGGATTGCGGCCGATGGCAGGCCGGTTCCCGAATTCTACCAGTATTTCCGGGCGCTCGATAAGACGGTGCGGACGGCTGTCGGCGTGATCAATATCCCCGGCGCAACGGACCTGAGAAACGTCTACCTCGAAGTTGCGTGCTCGAGCGAGGAGGGCGCTCTTGCGGTCAAGACGGCTCAGGTCACGTTTCGGATGCCCTTCGCCATGACGGTTTCCGAAGTCCGTGCCTCGCTGAAGACGGCGCAAACCAGCGGCGCCATTCTCACCGTGGACATCAACGAAGACGGCACGTCTATCCTCTCTACCGGTTTGACGATCGATAACGGTGAAAAGACCTCCACCACGGCGGCCACGGTAGCGGTCATATCCGACACCGATCTGGCTGACGATGCCGAAATGACGGTCGATATCGACCAGGTAGGCGACGGCACCGCAGCGGGCCTGAAAATCGTCCTTATCGGCTCACGGCCGACTCCCGCATAAGGGGAATCCAGACATGTTTGGAAGTTTGGTTGGCGGCCTTCTTGGCGGCCTCGGTGACATATTTGGCGGCAGCAATACAGCCGATGCCGCAAGGCAGAACCAGAAAGCCTACAAGAGCCTGCTGAACCAGGGCACGGCCGCGATCGACACCGGCAACACCCAGGCCACGGGCTACCTCAACGACGCCAACGACCTGTGGAAGGGGCTGGCTGGCGAAAGCGGCGGCCTGTCCGGGCTCAACCTGTATGG